AGGACTTCACGTTCGAGATGAAGGTTCTGCAAGAGGCGCAGACCGCCGCCCGCTCCGCAGCTGAAGAGCTGATCGCTGCGAACCCGACGGTCTGGTACCCATGCGGGTTCAGCTGGGTGATCATTCGTCCGGCTCGTGGAAAGCTGATCGATGCGCTGAAGCACTTCGACATCGGTCGCACTTCTGAAGAAGGCGGGTACATGATCTACAACCCGTCCGGGAACTCAACGCAGTGGATGGACGCGAAGATGGCCGGCTCACGTGCGTACGTCGAGGTCCTGCGTCGGCACTATCCCGACACCAAGATGACGTTCAAGGCCGTCGAGAGGATCGACTGATGAAGAACTACCGTGAAGACCGTGAGCACATGCTCCGGTACATTATGTGGAAGCTCGGGAACGAGCACGCGCGTCTCGTGGTGAAGCCCGAAGTCTGCCGGCACGATGGTCCTGACTTCGACAGTGCCGAGTGGCTCGAGTACCGGACGAACCAAGACGCGCTGTGGTTCTGTGGTGAAGAACTTCGCAAGATTGGCGTGGACTGGGTGACGCCACCAGCATCTGGCACTCTGATCAACCGCCCTGATGGTTGGGTGCCGAAGGAGCGGAAGAAGTGAAGCAACTCACGTTCGACGGTGTGAATGACCTGTTCCAGCATCCGCGCTGGGGTGCTGTCACTCTCGAACATGCAAAGTATCTCGATGGTCTGCGAGCGAAGCCGACGAAGGCTCTGCCGAAGATCATCCCCACGAGCGCCGAACTCGAAGCTCGAAACGAACGCTGCATTGAGGAACACGGCTGCAGCGCGTACTGAAAGGCCATCATGGCATACCGCGAAATCTCCCTGCCGTCCGCCGGCGAATCCACCTGCACGTTCCAGTACGTGATCGGACGTTGGATGACGAAGATCAAGGGCATCGGCGTGTTCGAGAACCACGTGATCGGAACGACCGTCGGGAACCCTGCCGACGAGAAGATCTCGGTCACCCCGAAGGACATTCAGCGAGCGATCCTGATGTCCGAGAACTGCCCCGCTGCCGTGAAGAACGCCCGCACCTGGGACAAGCCACCGTTCCCTGGGAAGAAGACCGATCCGGGCCCTCGCACTCGTGGGTTCGCGAAACTCGTCGGCGTCGAGATTGATCGCATCGAGGCCTCGACGGTGAACCAAGTGATCATTCACGGGACCGATGGTTCGCGGTTCGTGATCGACGCTGAGACGGGGATCGGCGCGATCCCCGTGATCACCTGCTCGCAGGAATGTCTGTCGGATCCTTCGTACGACTGATCGTTACAAGTCCTGAGACTGTTACAAGTCCGAATGAGCAGGATTCCTAGGTTGTGTTATAGTACAACCTATGGACAAATCCTCTTGCTTCAAAGGTCAGACAGTTCACTTCACGTGTAACGGTCGTGGTCGTGGTGGTCACTATCACGTCACCGGTGTCGTCACGAAGGTGAACTCGAAGAACGCCCTGATCACCGAGGTCAAAGGTTCGTACAGCCCCGGCACTCGCTGGAACTGGCCGATCGCCGATCTGACATCTGAAGAGGTGTATCGTGAGAAGTGCGCTCGCACTGCCGCTGCGTACAAGGCCGGTGGTGCTTCAGCCGTCATTCAAGCCCTGAAAGAGGAGTTCGCACTGTGAACATTCTCCGCCGCATCTGGAGTTTCCTCCTGTTCTGGCCGATCGCTGCGCTGCTGATCCTTGCCTGGCTGTTCGGCGCTCCGTACAAGATCACAAAGACCATCAACGGCCAGAAGACCGTCGTTGGTACTCTTCGCTGGTTCAAATACACCAAGGTCTGATAAATGTCGATCGCATTCTTCCGCTCGTTCTGGGACGAGGTCAAGCAAACACCGCAGTGGGCCACGATGGCTGCCACTGTCGAGGGCTCCGAGTGGCATCGTGAGGCGAACGTCGCCGTGCACACGACGATGTGCATCGAGCACTACATTCAGAACACGGCTCAGCACCGGACGGAGCGCGAGCAGTTGATGACGTTGATGACGTTGTTGTTCCACGACTTCGGGAAGCCGGAAGCCGAGGAGACGTTGGAGGCCAAAGACGGTTCCGGTAGGACATACCATCGGTACGCTGGTCACGAGCCGGTGTCGGCAAACGAGTTCATCTCGTTCGTCTGTGATCACGAAGCGTTGATGAAGAAGTTCTTCGCTCGTGGGTTCGGCTGGGACGACATCCGGAAGATCAAGTTCATGATCGAGCACCACTTGCCGTTCGGGTTGAAGAACAAGACGAAGCGTCAGAACTTGCGGAACACCGTCGAAGAGACTTTGAGCTGGGCTGAGCAGTGCTTCTACGACCAGTTGTGGTCGGACTGCTGCGGCCGGATCTCGGACAACCATGACGAGAAGAAGGCGAACGTCGTTCAGTGGATCGAAGAGTTCAAGGCGATGCCGACGACTGCCACGAAGGAGCCGAAGGCTGGTGCGCCGGTGATGTACGTGTTGTGCGGTACTGTTGGTGCTGGGAAGTCCACGTGGATGACTCGGTTCCAGCGGTTGAACATCGGCGAGAAGATGATCGTCGTGTCTGAGGACTACTACCGGTTGGCGTACTGGCAGGCTACGCAGTGGCAGGCTGGCGATGTCAAGATGGACGCGAAGACTGAGTACGCGACGGCTTGGAAGTACTGCGCGATGGAAGACAGCAAGGGTTACGACGCGTACGCGAAGGCTCAGTTGACGGCAGCCGTCGAGTCGGGGAAGACGTTGATTCTGGATCGGACGAACCAGACTCGGAAGTCGCGTGGGCCGTGGATCACGGCTGCGAAGTCGAAGGGCTACCGGATCGTTGCTGTCGAGTTCTACATCTCGGAGTCGGTGATGCACGAGCGTCAGAAGACTCGGCCGGAGAAGGACGTGCCGTACCACCGTGCGCACCAGATCTTCATGGCCATGGAGACTCCGTGGTTGCCGATCGAGATCGACGAGTTCGAGATCGTTCCGCCTTGGAACTGACGCATCGAATACAGCATTAGGTGCTGAATAAGGAATGGGGACTTCGGTCCCCATTTTTGCGTCTATCATGAATCGACTGTAACGTGTTCCTATTCCTCGGACGAGGGGCGGCACCACCTTGTTACAATGACTTCACTGGCACTAAGTGTCATGCGTTTCCAGCATTCATCAGCAGGGGACGATAAATACAGCGTGGACAAAAGAGCTCCACGACTTTTCAACAACTTTGATTTTGGAGAATGAAACATGGCAAAGCGCTCCCTCGCAGAACTGACAGAACAGTTCAAGCAGAAGACAACTGAAGGTTCCGGCAACGCAACCTGGAAGCTGTTCTTCAACTTTTGGAAGGCAGATATGGATACGGTCTCCGTCGTCCGATTCCTTCCGGATGCCGACGAAGAGAACCCGATGGGCTTCCTCGTCGAGAACCTCGCCCACGAACTCGTCATCAATGGCAAGCGTGAAAAGGTCCCTTGCCTGAAAATGTATGGCGAGGACTGCCCGATCTGCGCCCTGTCGCAGAACTACTACGACGAGAAGTCGGCAGACCACAACGAACAGCTCGGCAAGAAGTACTACCGCAAGAAGAGCTACATCGGCCAGGTCCTCGTGATGGAAACCCCGATCGAACACGACGCCGAACAGCTCGTGAAGCTGATCGAGTTCGGCCCGGCGGTGTTCAAGCAGATCCAAGCTGCGTTCCAGTCGGGTGACCTCGAAGAAGCTCCGTTCGAACTGAAGGGTGGGTACAACTTCCGGATCAAGAAGACGAAGTCCGGCGAGTACGCTTCGTACACCACTTCGAGCTTCGCTCCGAAGCAGACCGATGTCGGCGACGACGTGATCGAGAAGCTCGAGCTGTTCAACCTCGCGGACTACCGCACCGCCCGTGTCACGCGTGACGTTCTCGAAGCGATGCTCGTCGCTGACCAGACCGGCGCAACGTACGGCGACGGCGCTGCCAAGAGCGAGAAGCCAGCTGCTGGTCTCACGCTGAACAAGAAGACGACCGCAGCGCCGAAGGCTGACGCCGAAGAGGCACCGGCTCCCGCCGCTGCTCCGGCTGCATCGACTGGCTCGAAGCCATCGATCGTCGAGACTCTCCGTGCTCGTGCTGCCGCAGCTAAGGCTGCTCAGGCCGAGTAAAGCAACTTTGAAGTACGATTGAACTAGCCTGCTAGTACTTTCGTACTTCAATCCATCAAGGAGAATCTATGGCACTACCATTCCTCGACAAGTTCAAGAAGGAAGTTGCGAAGCTCGACACTGTTAGCGTCGGGATTCGGACGACCGAAGTCTGGCTGTCAACTGGGAACTACGCGCTGAACCGTGCGCTGTCCGGCGACTATCTGCGTGGCATTCCGCTGAGCAAGCTCTCCGGCTTCATGGGTCCGTCGGGCTCCGGAAAGTCGTTCATTGCCGGCAATCTGTGCCTGCAAGCGCAGCTCGAAGGGTACCACGTTTTGTTCCTCGACTCGGAACACGCGATCGACGTTGACTACCTGAGCAAGATCGGCGTGAACGTTTCCGAAGATGCGCTCACGTACATTTCGGTCACCACGATCGAAGATGTGAACGGTGTGCTCGCTGAGTTCTTCAGCAACTACAAGAAGGCGTACGGGAAGAACAACCCAGATGCGCCGAAGACGTTGATCGTTCTCGATTCGCTGGCGATGCTCTCGTCGACGACCGAGATGGTGAACTACGAGAAGGCTGGCGAAATCAAGGGCGACCAAGGTCAGCTGGCAAAGCGTCGAAAGGCAATGCTCCGTTTGGCTGTCGGGAACGTCGGAAACCTCCCGATCTCGATGCTTGTCACGGATCACGTGTACCCGGCGGACATCATGCTCGGTGACGGTGCTTGGGCTATCACGAACTCCGTGAAGTTCTCGCTGTCGATCATCGGGATCGTGACGAAGCTGAAGCTCAAGGACGAAGGTGAAGTCACCGGCGTTCGGATGCGGTTCGAGACGTACAAGTCACGGTTCGCTAAGCTCGGCACGAAGGTCGAGCTCGAAGTTCCGTACAACAAGGGCATGAGCCCGTTCAGTGGTCTTGTCGAGCTGCTCGAGGCAGACGGCGTGATCGCGAAGGGCACAGAAGCTGGCGAGAAGCTGAAGTGGGTCACTCACGTGAACGGCGAGAAGATCTCGTTCAAGGAGAATGAACTCACGAAGGAACTCGCCGAGAAGATCCTTCAGCATCCGAAGTGCAAGCCAATCCTGGTTCGTGGCGGCGCAGAAGCTGAAGTCACCGAAGACGCGATCGACGCTGTTGTCGATCAAGACGAAGTTCCACAATCAACGCTCGTGCTCAAGAAGCGCGGCAAGAAGGAGTAATCATGGCACAAGAATCCACAATCGTGATCCAATGCGTGAACGGCGGGTACGTTCTGAACACCCCTGGTGACAACGACGAAGGTCGCACCGAAGTGTTCACTTCCACCGCGAAGCTCACCAAGGCAGTTCGTGCTGCGATCGAAGAGTTCACCCTCGTCCCGAAGACGAAGGCTGACGCTGCCGACGCCGAGTAATCAGGCAGAATCGATCGAGATGGGGCTTCGGCCCCATCGTCGTCTATGCACATCACCGAGATCG